CGTACAGAAAGAGAAGGTGTGCTGTTACCCTTCAATGTTCTTCGTGATGTAGCTGCAAACCATGATATTACTGCGCTTTGTATCAAGATGATGATTGACCAAGTGTGCGGTGACGAATGGGATATTGTTGTTGCTGATAAGAATGACCGTGAACACTACGAGGACGATATTAAGGCGGTAAAGAAGTTCTTTGCGCGCCCGGATAAGATTCACTTGTTCAATGATTGGCTGAAACCTATCCTGTATGATACGTTGTCGATTGACGCGGCTTGTATCTTCAAACGCAGGACAAGAGGCGGAAAGCTGTACTCATTGGAATTTTGCGATGGCAGCACCATAAAGCCTTTGATTGATTGTTATGGGCGTACACCGTTACCGCCGTATGCGGCATACCAACAGATAGTGTACGGAATACCATACGGCTCTAGTGACGAACCTATCACTAAAACATTAGGTTTCACCACAGAAGAAATCTCATATCGACCACGTTACCCACGGACATATTCACGCTATGGCACTTCACCGATTGAAAATATCTTGATGAAGATTAACATTGCTCTACGGCGTGACAGCGTAAACCTTGCGTATTATACGGACGGTACAACGCCGGACGGTGGCATTTTTACCTTTGATAAAGAGGATATGACACCTGACCAGATAGAGCAGTTTGCTACCCTCTACAATGACATAATGAGTGGGCGGCTCAAAGAACGCATGAAGCTGAAATTCCTGCCCAAAGGCAAGTACACGGCTACGAAAGAGCACAAGTTTGATGTTCAGTATGATGAATGGATTGCTCGTATTGTTGCTATCGCTTTTGGTGTAAATCCGCAGCAGTTTGTCATGCTGATGAACCGCAGTACAGGACAACTTCAGGACGAACAGCAGACTGAGTTAGGGCTTGCACCGCTTGAAAACTTCTTGAACGAATGGTTCACGGATATTATTCAGAACGATTTAGGCTATCCGCACCTAAAATTCGCTTATGTTGGTGAAAAGAGAGAGGACGCGGCTATGTCTATCAAACGTGATGTTGAATTTGTGCAGAGTGGTATCTTGACGATTGATGAAGTTCGCAGTCAGCGCGGTATGCCACCGATTACGGGTATGCCGGACGGAACACCGCCGATGGTCAAGGTTGGTAATGATGTTATCCTTCTCACCGAAGAATATATCAAAGCCAAGACACAGGCACAGATTGAAGCGTTGCAGTATGGAAATGTCCAAGCTGGCAACCAATCTGATTTACAGAACAAAATCCGTGAAGCAAGGGCTTCTGAAACTTCACAGAATGACGTAGAAGGGCAGGATAAGTCCACGGACGATAAAGAACCTGCAAAGGATAAAGACGAAGCGCAGAAAGCCCTACAGAACGAAATGAGGGATTTCCGCAAGTACGTTCTCAATCGTCTAAAAAAAAAGAGTCGAGGGAAACGTAAGTTTGAAACAGAGGTAATTCCTCTTGATGTTCGTGATTCGATTTATGAACGGCTTGAAAAGGCTGATAATGTTGCTGACATTGATGATATTTTCGACTCTGTTATGTGGGAGTTACAAGTAAATAACGCCAAGAAGGAAAGCGAAGAAGAAATACAATCCGTTTTTGACGATATAATGCAGGAAATCATTGATAATCTTAGCGACCTAGATGAAGAAGAATTGAATACGCAAGGGAGTGCTAAAAAGTACCTGCTCCTGCTTATTCTCTTAGGAGATTTAGATTATCGCAAGAAAATTGATGATGTAATGCGTGGTGTTCTCAAAAACTATGCAAATGTAGCCGTTGAACAGGCGGTAAGCGAAATTCGTAAGATTGGCGGTAAAGTAACCAAGGCACAGCGCAAGAAAGTTGTCGATGAATATATCAACAGCCGTATGGACTTCTTGAACAAGGAATTGAACCGTGTGACAGAAGAAAAGCTAGGCAATATGTTTATGCAATCGGAAACGATTGAAGATATAAAGACAGGGCTCAAAGAGAATTTTGCCCTCAAAGATACACGTTCTAAGCTAATCGCAGATAATGAGTTCCACGAAGCCCAAAATGCAATAGCCGTAGCAATCGCAAAAGAGACTAAGGAAGTTGCAGGTATGTGGGTGACAGATGGGATTTTGTACGATGAAAGCTGCATTGAAGCAAACAACTCTTTATGGACTGTCGATTACGCACAAACACACCAACTTGAACATATCCGTTGCCATCGTGTCCTACACCCAGTTGGCAAGGAGTTTGTTGAACAGTATGGTGGGTTTGACGAAGAATAACGAAAGGTGGTGATTACATGAGTTTTAGTATGAATATCCCTTTATTGAAGGCGGACGAGAGTTTGCACGAGATATGGGGCAGGGCAACACAGGAGATTATTGACCGCGCAGGGGAGATTATGGATTACGAAACCAGTAAACCACTTTTCCAAGCGTGGAGTGATGATTTTGCCAAGCGCACTAATGGCAAGTCGTATGGTGCAATTCGGGAACAACATGACTCTAAAAAAGCCGTGGGTAAAATAGTTGAACCACTTTCCTTTTCCGATTCGGACAAGGCTATTGATATTCATGTTAAGGTGGTTGATGAAAACACATGGCGTAAAGTTTCTGAATCCGTCCTAACGGCATTTAGCATTGGCGGTGCTTATGAAAAAACATGGACTGATGAAGAAGGTAATTTTAGATATACTGCAAGACCAACGGAGATATCGTTGGTCGATGAACCCTGCTGTAGTGCGGCGGTCATTCAGTTTGTAAAAGCTGATGGCACGATTGAAGAAAAGCCCTTGCAAAAGGAGGTAAGCAACGTGGATAAAGAAAAAGAAACGCAGGTTGAAGCGGTTGAAAAAGCCGTGGAGACTGAAACGGTTGAGAAAACCGCTGTAGAAATTGAACCGAAGGACGAACCAAAGCCAGAGGTTGAAAAAACTTCCGTAGAGGTTGACTCTAAGCAGGAAGAAGAAGTCAAAGACGAAATCGAAGATGATGATAAAGACGATGATTGCGACTGCGATAAAGAGTGCAAGAAGCGCGACTTCACCGCAGAAGAACGCAAGAAACTTGCCGAAGAAGGCAAGGCAATGCCTGATGGTTCGTTCCCTATCGAAAACAAAGAAGATTTGAAGAACGCTATCCGTCTGGCAGGACAGGCAAAGGATAAGAAAGCTGCCATTGATTTTATTTGCAGACGTGCACGCGCATTGGGCGCAGAAGATATGATTCCCGAAGGTTGGTGCAAGTCAGATAAAGCCGTTGAAGCCGAGGAAATGACCAAGGCTGACTGCCAGAAGGAAGATATTTTTGAAGCCGTATGCAAGGCAATGGATAAAGCCGATGATTCCATCAAAAAGAAATGCGGTAAGCTGTTTCACAAAATGGTGGAGAAGGGCTTGTATTGCAGTTGCGACAAGTGCGCTAAAGCCATTGAAGGCGAAAAGGCAGAAAAAGCCGCCGCCGACAATGATTTACATAAAGCTGTGGAAACCGAAGCAGAATCTATGCAGAAGTTCGCTCCGGCTGATGAACTTGCAAAGGCAATGGGAGTCATTGACGAATTGAAGAAGGGCTTTGACGCTCTTAAATCCGACAATGAAGCATTGAAAAAGCAGGTTGAGAAGTTGGAGAATGAACCAGTTGTTGGTGGTGCAATGGTTGCTACAGGCACAATGGCATTGGACAAGACTATTGGTGGCAATGTGGGCAAACTGCCTGTTGCTAATAGCGAGGCTGATGTGTTGAAGAAAATGATTGCTGAAACCGACTCTGCTGTGCTCAAAGAAGCATACAGCAAGCAGTTGGCACAGCTCGAAATGAAGAAAGTATTTGGATAAAAGGAGTGACAGAAAATGTCTATCATGGAAACCACGCAGGAATCCTTGCAGAAAACAGTTGAAGGTGTAAAGGATTCGCAGAAACTTGAAAAAGCAATCAATACTGGCACGAATTTGGTCGGGTATTCTCTCGAGGCCCCGAGCAAGCAACTCGTGCCCTTCGCTTCTCCGTTGCGCAACATCATTCCGCGTAAGATTTCTACCACGGGTACTAGCACCCATTGGAAAGCCATCACTGAGGTGAACGCCGCAGGCAAAGCTACGGCTATTGAAGGTGCACGCGGTAACGGCATGAAATACACCGTTGAAGATAAGCTGGCTGCCTTCAAGATTATCGGCTTGCAGGACAGCGTAACGCTCGAAGCCGAAGCCGCTGGCAGAAACTTTCAGG